GCGTCGGGGATCTCGTGGTCGTGCAGGGGTACGTGCGTCATCGGTCCTTCTCCTTGGCAGCGGTTGTGAAATGAAAAGATGAACAACGGGTTTCCCGTCCGTCGTCCCCGGGAAGGCGGGGGCCGGAGCCCCCTGCGCGTCCCGGTCACGACCCGATCCGGCCGAGCGACCCCCTCACGGGGTCGGGAACGACCAAGGCCACGTAGTCGGGGGACAGAACCCACCTCGCCACGGCCCAGGCCAGCCCGACCGCGACGGCGGCCCACAGCACGGCGACGATGAATTCAGAGATCCGGATGATGATTGTCTCGACCACGGTCATTGCTTTCCCCTGGATGGATGTTGGAAGGACGGCGGGCTTCGGGTCGGGGGGGGGATGTCCCCCCCGTCCCCGTCACCGGCCGAGGATCGCGGCCATCCGCTCGCCCAGGAGCCACAGGGCCTTGTTGACCTTCTGGTCCTGGTCGATGCCGGTGATCTCCCGCGACCGGCGCCGCGTCCCGTCCTCCGGGTTGCGCAGCGGCACGCCGCCCCGGATCGACGCCTCCTGGAGCCGGTTGAACGTCGTCCAGAGGTCGTCCTTGCGGTCCTCGGCGCGGCGGGGGCGGAGCATGTCGTCGGGGCGGACCTCGACGGGCATGTTGCCGTCGGCGTCCCCGAACCGGATCACCGCCGCGGCTTCGGCCATGGCCTCCTGCATGGGGCGCCCCAGGGCGACCCCCTGCCAGCCCTCGACCCGGCGAAGCGTCTCCTGGGCGTCCCCGAGCACCTTGTAGGACCCCTCGATGACCTTCCCGACCACGTCGCCCTGGTGGCGGACCCTCAGGCTCTCCCCGTCGGTCTCCGCGACCGTCATGCCGTTCAGGCAGACCAGCCGGAACACCCCGGAACTGATCTGGTAGCTGCTCGACCCGTCGTGGCTGTTGACCAGGACCACCTCCGGGAAGATCTCGTTCAGCCCCACGGCCTGCCGTCCCTCGTGGCGAAACCGGACCATGTGCTTGGTGAAGTCCTTCCGCGCCGGGTCGCGCGTCCGGGACTGCGTGGCGAACACCGGGACGAAGCCCTCCCGGCGCAGGCCGTCCACCACCTGGAAGGTCGGGATGTGCGCGTACCGTCCGGACACCCGCTCCGAGGGGTCGGTCGCGAACAGCGACGGGACGTGGCGGCGGAGGTCGTCGTCCGACAGGGGGCGGTGCTGCCTGAGGGAATTCATCGTGGCCATCTTGATGTCTCCTGGGTGCCGGTTGTCCAATGAACCAATGAACAAATGAACTGTACCCCCACAATGTGGAGGTGCCAAGGACTTTTTGAACGGAAAAACCGTTTTTTTTGCCCGCGCCCCGGGGGATAAAGGGGCACCGCCCACCGGCAGCCAGAAAGCCCGCCATGTTCGACGCCATCTTCCCGGCCGCGTCCGCCGCCGCCCGCCACCATGCCGAGATCGAGGCGCCGCGCGAGTCGGTCGGCATCGTCATCGACGACGGCGAGTACGTCCCGCTCGACAACGTCCACCCCGACCCCACCCAGGCGTTCGCGGTCTCCGCCGCCGACGAGGACCGCTACCGGGGGCAGGTCAAGGCCGTCCTCCATTCCCACGTGCTCGCGCCGGGGGAGTTCGACCCCCAGGACGGCCCCCTGCTCGCCGGCCCGAGCGCCGCCGACATGGCCCAGCAGGCACAAATGTCTTGCCCTTGGGGGCTCGTTACCGTTATTGACAAACTCAGCCACGAGACCGTCCTGTGGTGGGGGGACTCGCTCCCCGTGGCGCCGCTGGTCGGCCGCCCGTTCATCCACGGCATCCACGACTGCTATTCCCTGATCCGGGACTTCTACCGCGGCGACGAGTTCGGCGTCGTCGCCCAGGCGTTCGGCGCCCCCGTCGATCTGCCCGACTTCCCGCGCGACTTCGCCTGGTGGACCGACCGGGACGACGCCGGGAACCCCCTCGTGCCGAGGAACCTCTACCTGGAGAACTTCGCCGCCGCCGGGTTCCGCTCCATCGGGCGCGACGAGCTGCGCGCGGGCGACGTGTTCCTGGCCCAGGTCCAGGCCCCGGTCACGAACCACGGCGGCGTCTACCTTGGCGACGGGACGATCATCCACCACCTGCGCCGCCGCCTGTCCCGCCGCGAGCCCGCCGCCCCCTGGATCGAGTACGTCACGAACTATTTGAGGTACGAGCCCCGATGACGCTTCGACGGGTATTCCTGCACGGCCGCCTGAAGGCGCGGTTCAACGGCCCCTTCGCGTTCGACGCCGCGTCCGTCCAGGAGGTCGTCCGCGCGCTCGCCGCCAACCTGCCCGGCTTCCGCGCCGAACTCGCCAAGGGCGCCTACCGCGTCGTCGTCGGCGCCGTGAAGACCGGCGAGGAACTGACCGAGGACCTGTTGACGTTCCGGCTGCCGCTCGGGAGCCCCGTCCACATCGTCCCCACCGTCGCCGGCCGCAAGCGGAGCGGCCTGGGCAAGACCATCCTGGGCATCGCGCTCATCTCGGTCGCGGCCATCGCGTCCTTCGGCACTTTCGGCCCCATCTTCGGCGCCGGGGCCGGCGTGTTCTCGTCGCTCTCCTGGGGTACCGTCGCCCTGTTCGGCGCCGCCCTGACGTTCGGCGGCATCGCCCAGCTCCTGACGCCGGTCCCCAAGACGCCGAGCCTGAGCGGGTACGAGCGCCCCGAGGACCGGCCATCCTTCCTGCTCGGGGGACAGGTCAACACCACCCTCCAGGGCAACCCCATACCGATTGTGGGCGGGCGGATCTTGGTGGGGGGACTGGTCATCAGCGCCGGCATCTACACCGAGAAGATGCCCGTATGACGGACGGCTACCGCATCCGCGGGGCCAAGGGCGGTTCCTCGTCGTCGGGAACCACGGCGCCAAGGACTCCGATCGAGGCCGCGAACACGTTGCGGTCGAAGGCCACCGCGCGCATCCTCGACGCGATCTGCGAGGGCGAGTGCGTCGGGCTGGCCAACGGCGCCAAGTCGATCTTCCTCGACCGGACCCCGCTCCAGAACCTCGACGGCAGCTTCAACTTCAACGGCGTCTCGTGGGAGCAGCGCACCGGCACCTCGGACCAGGACTGGGTCCGCGGCTTCCCGGCGGTCGAGACCCCCCACTCGGTCGGCGTCACGGTCAAGTCCGGCGCAGCCTACGCGGTCACGCGCCGCATCGACAACCTCGACGCCAACGCCGTGCGCGTCACGGTCGGCCTGCCGTCGCTCTTCCGGCAGGACACCACCACCGGCGACACCAACGGCAGCCGGGTCGATTTCGTCGTCCGCGTCCGCCGCGTCACCCCGACCGCCTCCTGGACCGACTACCAGCAGGCCATCGACGGGAAGACCATGGGGGCGTACCAGGAGTCCTACCGCCTCCCCCTGGACGGCCCCGGCCCCTGGGACGTCCAGGTCTGGCGCCTGACCCCCGACAGCACGCTCGCCACCGAGCAGAACACGCTCAACTTCGACAGCTTCACCGAGCTGGTGGACCTCGCGCTGACCTACCGGCGCACCGCGCTCGTCGGCGTCCAGGTGGACGGCGAGCTGTTCGGCAACAACATCCCGGCCCGCGCCTACGACTGGAAGGGCTGGATCGTCCGCGTCCCGACCATCCTGGACGGCGAGACCCGGACCTACCTGTCCTCGTTCTGGGACGGCACGTTCAAGCGCCAGTGGACCGACGACCCGGCGTGGCTCTACTACCACCTCCTCACCCACCCGTCCGGCGCCGGCATGCAGGACTCCCAGGTGGACAAGTGGGCGCTCTACGAGATCAGCCGCTACTGCACCGAGCGCGTGCCGGACGGGTTCGGCGGGTTCGAGCCCCGCTTCTCCGCCAACTTCGTCCTCAACTCCCGCACCGAGGCGTACTCGGTCATCAACGCCCTCGCGTCGTCGTTCCGCGCCATGACCTACTGGTCCGCCGGGGCCGTCTCGGTCGTCGCCGACATGCCGCGCGACCCGGACGTGCTGGTCTCCCAGGCCGACACCGTGGACGGCTTCGAGTACACCGGGGCCGCCCTCAAGGCCCGCCACACGGTCGCCCTGGTCAGCTACCTCGACCGGGACGCGAGCTACGAGCAGAGCATCGAGACGGTCGAGGACGCGGAGGGCATCGAGCGCTACGGGTGGAACCCGGTCGAGATCAACGCCTTCGCGTGCACCTCGCGCGGGCAGGCCCACCGGCTCGGGAAATGGACGCTCGACACCGAGAAGACCCAGTCCGAGGGCCTGGGCTACAAGTGCTCGATCAACCACCTGAACGTCAATCCCGGCACCATCGCGGCCGTCGCCGACCCGGACTACGCCAACCTCCGCTCCGGCGGCAAGGTCGTCAGCGCCAGCCCCTCCGTCGTCCGGATCGACGCGCCCTTCCCGATCGAGGCGGGCAGCGCCTACAAGCTGATGGCGACCCTGCCGAACGGCACGGTCGAGACCCGCAACGTCGCCCTCGGACCCGGCACGCACGAGAGCCTGGCGGTGTCGCCGGCCTTCAGCGCCGCGCCGCTCCCGGAGTCGAGCTGGGTCGTCACGTCCACGCTCCTCGCCCCGCGCCAGTTCAAGGTGCTGGGCATCAAGGAGGACGACGACCTGGAGTTCTCGGTCTCGGCCATCATCCACGACCCGACCAAGTACGCCCGCGTCGAGCAAGGCATCCAGTTCGAGCGCCCGCCGTTCACCCGCCTGCCGAACCCGGGCGTGGTCGCGCCGCCGAGCGACGTGAACGTCACCCGCGAGTACGTCTCGACCCCGACCGGCTTCACCGACGCCCTCCAGGTCACCTGGACCGCTTCCCCCGACCCCTTCGTGCGCGGCTACCTCGTGCGCTGGCAGAAGAACCTCGGCGCGTGGCAGGCGCTGCCCGAGAACCCCGCGACCACCGCGACGATCTACGGCGAGGGCGCCGGGGCCTACGTGTTCCACGTCCTGGCGGTCAACTTCGCGGGTTCGACGAGCCTGCCCGCGATCCTCCAGGTCGATATCCTGGACCAGAGCCCCATCACCCTGCTGCGCCCGACCGGGCTGGAGCTTGAGGGGCAGGGCATCGACACCGTCTTCGGCGGGCGCGACCCGGTGTTCGTGTGGCGCGCGACCGCGATCCGAGGCGCCTACCCGGTCGGCCAGGAACCGGCGGCCGGCGCCGGGTACCTCGACGCGATCTTCCGGGACTTCGAGGTCCGGGTCTACAGCCCGGCGGGGCAGCTCGTCTTCTCCGACCACACGACCGAGACCCGCTACGCCTTCGCGTTCGAGAAGAACGCCCGGACCGCCGGGGGACCCTACCGCGCCTTCCGCTTCGAAGTGCTCATGCGGGACAAGTGGGGCAACTACTCGCGGCCCGCCGACCTCGACGTCAGCAACCCGGCCCCCGCGCAGCCGACCAACCTGGAGATCCTTCCCGGCGTCGGCAGCATCTTCGTCCGCTTCGACCGTCCCGCCGACCTCGACTACGCCGGCACGCTGGTCTGGCTCGGCGAGGCCACCGGCTACGTGCCCGGCCCCGCGACGCTGGCCTACGAGGGTGACAGCACCTACGCCGTGGTCCGGGTCCCCGAGGGCGTCGTGCGGTACGTCCGCGTCGCCGCCTACGACAGCTTCGGCAAGACCGGGCTCAACGTCTCGGCCGAGTTCCGGGTCTCCGTGGGCGGGGTCAAGCCGCCGGACTTCATCCCGCCCGCCGTCCCGACCGGCATCGCGCTCACGACCTCCGTGACGGTCGGCCCGGACGGCACCCCGACGTACCGGCTCAGGGCGACCTGGAACGCGAACACCGAGGGCGACTTCCTGCAGTACGGCGTTGCCATCGCCCAGGCCGGCGGCAACTACGTCCATTACCTCGCCGACCAGCCCGCCTACGAGTGGGTGGTGGACGCGGGCGCGACCTACTCGGTCAAGGTCCGCGCCACCGACAACATTTCCAATGCATCGGTTTACTCGGACCCCGTCAGCATCACGGTCGGCGGCGACACCGAGGCCCCGGCCACCCCGGGCGCCCTGTCCGCCGTCGGCGGCTTCCGGACGGTCTGGCTCCAGTGGTCCCCGCACCCGGCCCCGGACTTCGCCCACATGGAGGTCTGGGAGGCCGCGCAGTCCAACGACCGCGCGCGGGCCGCCCTCGTCGCCTATGCGCCGGGGACCAGCTTCGCCCGCGAGGGACTGCCGGCCGGGGAGACCCGCTGGTACTGGATACGCGCGGTGGACCGCTCCGGCAACGCATCCGGGTTCTACCCGGCCTCGGCCACGGACGGCGTCCTGGGCCGGGCGCGCAAGGTCGAGGAGGCCGACTACCAGGAGCTTTCCATCGTCAACGCCTTCATCAAGGACGGCACCATCGACGACGCGAAGATCGCGAGCCTCGACGCCTCCAAGATCCGGGCCGGGTCGGTGCTCTCCGGGTCCGTCACGGTCGATGGCCGCCAACTGTCCCAGATCGTCCAGGGAGCCGGCGGGGATGTGGCCGCGGCCATCAACGCCGGCACCACGCAGATCGACCCCGGCCGGATCACGATCTCCGGCGGGACCACGCTCGCGAGCTGGCGGTTCGGCGGCGACAACACCAAGATCAACGGCGGCACCATCGCGACCGGGAGCATCCGCGCCAACAGCCTCGCCGTCGGGAGCCGGACCGTCGATTTCGTGGGCATCCAGTTCGAGGCCCGCAAGGAGACCAACCAGGTCGCCTGGTCGGCCGGCTTCGTGACCTACCCGAACGACGCCGGGACCGGGAACGCATCGGAGACCATCGCCGCCGGCAGCGCCCAGTTCAGCGGGTCGCTGCTGTACCTCTACTGGTATCCCGGCGCCGGGGGCGTCGCCTCGACGACCGACCCGGCGGTCCTGGCCTCGCCCAACAACATCGTCGTGGGCTACTACGCGGGCGGCGTCTTCTTATATTGTCACTTCGGCCTGACGGTGATCGACGGCGACGTCCTGCGCACGGGCACTGTCCACGCCAACCGCATCCAGGCCAACACCATCACCG